AGTGGGCCAAAGAAAAGTCCTTATTTCAAAAGTATGTGAGTGAAGAACCAAAAAAGAGAAAAGGCAGAGAGGAGGAACCTCTTGAAGACAATCACCCCGAGCAAACAAGACAACTCATGTCCCTTTATCGGAAGCAGGTTCTTGGTGGTGCTGCCATAGAATTTTCCGTGCATGATAAAAATTGTTTCAAGAAAGCAATTCTTGGCATTGTCGAATTCCAGAAAAAGAACAAGAGCAAGATTTCTTCTTTCCATTCAATTCAGTTAAATGAGTGGGTCAATCATCTTTGGGAAGCGACTGTTGAAGCTGTTGATAACGATGTAAAGAAGCTTTCTCCAGGATGGTTCTCTTCTCCTAAGATGCAGAACAGACTTGCGTCTTATCTTTGCTCTCAAGGTATTATTGATGACGAGCAGGGAACTAATGTCCCACAACAAGGGCGAATGATTCAAGGAGTTCAACCTGACGAACAAATATATTATTAGAATTTGATTAAAGTGATGTATAATCCGGCAAGTGACGTTCTTACCTAAATTGAGGAATTAAGAATAATGCTGAATCGTCGTCCTGTTGATAATTCCATAGAAGAAGAAATCCTCACCGGGTTAATTGTTTCAACAAAATATATCAGAGATGTTTCACAACTGGTCAAAGGTGATTATTTTGTCGTCCCTTATGCGAAGGTAGTTTCCAAGTGGTGCCTCGATCATTACAAAAAATACAAACAGGCTCCTGGAGAATTGATCCAGAATATTTTTAATGTTGAACAAGGCAAGTTGAAAGAAGGAGACGCAAATATCGTTTCCTCTTTTCTTGCCAAGCTTTCCTCCAAGTACGAGACTGCACAAAATTTCAATGCCGAATATCTTTACGACAAATCCATTCGATATTTTCGCAAGAGAGGATTGAAACTTGCTTCTGATAATGTCCAGTCTTTGCTTGAGCTGGATAGGGTAGAAGATGCGGAGATAGAGATGCAAGGGTATCGAAAGGTCGTTCAAGCTACCAGTGGGTGGCAAGACCTTTTCGATGAGGAGCAGATAAGAACCTTCTTTCTTGAAGAGGAAGATCAATCTCAGAAGCTTTTCAAGCTTCCCGGAAAACTGGGAGAGATGATTGGTTATTTTGAACGCAACTGGTTGTTCGCTATTATGGGTCCTGCCAAGAAAGGTAAAACCTTTTGGCTTGGTGAAATTGCTGTTCAAGCATTTCTCGAGAAGTATAAGGTGATTTTCATTTCCTTGGAGATGGATAAGCACAGGATGAGGAAGAGACTCCAGAAAAGAATGACTGCTCTGGGAGATTACACTGGAGATTATATCTATCCTTGTTTTGATTGTTTTCTTAATCAGAATGGTTCCTGCAAAAAGAAGGAGAGACAGAATACGACGAGGCTCCTTGATGAAGAAGGAAACAAGCCCGAGATGTATGATCCTGATATTGATTATTCTCCTTGCACTGAATGTCGAGGTAAAAAGAAAAGTGATTATCTCCCGGCCACATGGTTTACAACCTACAAAAGGGAGAAGATGAAATTCAGGAATACGAAAGCGGTGATGCGTGGTCTTCAAGAAATGTATGGCCGCAATTTCAAATTCAAAGCCTACCCAATTCGGTCTGCAAATCTTTCACAGATATTAGGAGATATTTCCGACTTGGAAGAAATGACCGGTTTTGTCCCCGATGTTATTGTGGTTGATTATGCCGATATTCTTGCTCCTGAAGACAGCAGAGTTATAGGGAGAGAACGATCGGACGAAACCTGGCAAGCATTGAAAAATTTGTCTGATGTGAGGCATTGTCTTGTTGTCACTGCTTCACAGACAAATAGGGCAAGTTTCAAGCGTAAGAATGTGACTCAAACTGATGTTTCTGAGGACATAAGAAAGATTGCCCACGTTGATGGCCTTATTTCTTTAAATCAGACTCCGTCAGAGAAACGAGAAAGTATTATGAGGATTGCCCAGATTGCAGGAAGAGATAGCAATTTTGATCAATTCAAGACTTGCACGGTTTTACAACAACTTGAGCTTGGTCAAGTTTGTTTGGATTCTGAGTTATTCTTTTCTGAAAAAACTATCAAAGATTTTGATTAAAGTGGTGTATAATACAATTGAAGGAGAAGGAAAATGATAGAATTGACTGTTACGAAGGCTTTTGAATTTGACTCAGCCCATCATCTACCTTATTACGAAGGAAGGTGCAAAAACCCTCACGGTCATCGTTGGCGGCTTGAGGTCACTGTCTGGGGGATTTTACAGGGTGAAGGTCCCAAACAAGGGATGGTTGTTGATTTTGTTGATCTCAAGAAGGTAGTGAATGAGAAGGTGATTGATGTTCTCGATCACCAAGATATTAACGGATTGATTCCTAACCCCACTGCCGAAAACATGATCCGGTGGATTGCTTATCAACTGAACGATTTAGGTTGTTCGCCTATTGTTTCTTGTTGCCAGCTTCGGTTATGGGAGACTCCGGATTCTTGCGTGACGTGGCGGGTGGTCAAATGAAAATCAATTCAATATTTCAAAGCATCAACGGTGAAGTCAATGCTTTCCACCAAGGCAGCCTTTGCACGTTTATCCGTTTTCAAGGTTGCCCCCTTTCTTGCCGGTATTGCGATACCAAATATGCCCAAGATCCAAAGGGAGGCAAAGACATGACTTCGGAAGAGGTTATTGAAGAGGTCGGGAGATTAGGCAATCACAATATTACCATTACCGGCGGCGAGCCTCTATATCAGGAGCAGGCTTTGAAGAATGTGACAGCAGGACTTGAAGACAAAGGGTATGCCATTTCCGTTGAAACAAATGGTGCTCTTTATCTTCCCCCAAATATCAATGTTAGTTGGGTTGCCGATTGGAAAGGTCCTTCCAGTGGTATGAGATTTCAAATGGAGCTCGACAATTTTTTGCATATCAGTGAGAAAGATTTTGTGAAGTTTGTAATTGAAGACGAGGAAGATTTTTCCGATGCTTTGGAAGTGGTTCGTGCTTTGTCCCATCGAGGATGCAAATTTGCCTTTTCTCCTTCTTTTGAGAGTTTGGGTCCGGTGGATCTTGTGTCCTGGATGCAGCAGGAAAAGCAGTTGAAAGATTTAGGGGCAATTCTGAGTTGGCAGATTCATAAACTTATCAATGTCCAGTGAAGGAGGGAAGATGAAAATTATTCTTAATGGCCAGTCTTTTGAGTTCTTTCAGGAAGTTGACATGTTGCGAGCATTGATCCTTTTCAATTCAAATCAGCTGTCTTATCAGCCGGTAGAAGGTGCCAAAGAGAATGTTCTCGGCATCACAGACATGATGTATCAATTTATCAAAAGCAATTCAGACGAGGTTAAGGTTGCCAATAAGGTCAAAAGGCGGGAGCTTCAATCCCTTATGCGTCGCATCTCGATATTCCAGAGGTTCTTCCGAAAGGTCGAAGACCGAGAAACCCTTATTTCGAGGGTCTTCGATTTTCTCCTCGCTCTTGATGGATTGAGCACCCTGCCTGGTTTTGGATTTTCTAACAGGTTCAAAGACAGGCTGAAAGGAAACGCTGAAAAAATAAGTTTGAGGAAAGTTCATTCTTTTTAGCCAGAATTGGTTAAACCAGTGTATAATAGAATATCAGGGATAGGTTCAATTCCACAAACAAAAGGAAGAAAGGAGAACATCATGGAAAAGGTTACAAAGGAAGAGTTGCTTGCAGCGGCGAAGGCTTTAAACGAGACGGGATTGTCTACGATCAAAGTGAAAACGGTGGCGATCAAAGAAGAGGATCTCAAAATCCTCTTTATCAAGGCCTGCGAAGCTGTACCGGAGGACAAAGAGGATCAGTTGCCTGACGATCCGATTTGCAATGTTTATAACGGGCTGATTGCCGAAGGAGAAGCGGCTGAGGCCGAGAAAAAGAAGGCTGAGAAATCCAAGGCGAAAGAGAAGCCCGAATCGGGCAAAAAGGACAAGGCCAAAGACGCGGCGCCGGCCTCGGCAAAGAAACCTGCGAAGGAGAAAAAAGAGAAGGCATCCGTTTCGGAACGGTCGGAAAAGAAATTCGGAAAGTTCAAGGTGGCCGCAGATCTCTTCAAAGAAGGAAAATCAGAAGCCGTCATCGTTGCCAAGGTTGCCAAAGGGCTGATGGATGATGGCCGGGATGAAGCCGCCGCTTCCTATCGGGCCAAAGAAATTTACAAAATCGTCAAAACCATTCTCGGGTAACAATCACTGGACCGGCGCCAAGGATCAGAAGAGGTCATTTTGCTCTTCTGATCCTGTGATAGGAAGGATTTATAAATGCAAGATCTGAAATTTCTTGAAGGAGCAGCAAAGGAGTTCCTTATCGCTATTGGTGAGGATCTCGACAGGGAAGGGCTTCTTGATACCCCAAAGAGAATGGCTAAGATGTGGAAAGAGATGTTCTATGGTTATGACCCAAAGCAAAAGCCAAAGGTCACTGTCTTTCCTAACGGGAAAGATGGCATCGTCTACGACGAAATGATCACTGATGAGGGATATTTCTATTCCTTTTGTGAACATCACTCGGTCACTTTTTTTGGAAATTTCTTTTTTGGGTATATCCCTGGGGCCAATGTTATTGGCATCAGCAAGATCTCTCGAATCGTTGATTATTATGCCGCGAGGCTTCAGGTCCAGGAGCGGCTTGTCCTCGATGTTGTGAACGATCTTGACAATATTCTCAAACCAAAAGGATGCGGGCTTGTAATGAAAGGCAGACACCTCTGCAAAGAAATGAGAGGTGTGAAGAAGAGGGATACCAGCACGACTACCACGGCGTTGCGAGGCTGTTTCCAGAACGATATCGCGACAAGAACAGAATTTCTCGGGAGGGTGCAAAGTGAGAACCTACGTCGTTATTAGGACCAGTTTCGAGGCAAATCATTGCTGGCCAGAATGCCCTTATCCCGAAGTTTCTTTTCTCAAGTTATCCCATCGCCATAAGTTTTTTGTCGAAATGAAATGGGAGACAACGGAGGACAGGCAAAAGGAATTTCTTATGATGAAGAAAAAGGTTGATTCATTCTTGGTGAAAGAATGGAATGGCCAAGATTTGTTTTCTTTATCATGCGAAGTAATGGCGGAGCAGCTGGCATTGTATTTTGATGCCAGTTTTGTATCTGTTTTCGAAGACAATGAAAATGGAGCGGAATACCATGCGATATGATGTCGTGATTATTGACCCTTCGAGTTTGGAAGTGGTAAGGAGTAGTTTCTGCTACCTTCCATATCTTCTGTTTTCTTATTTCAAATCAAGGGGCAAGGACGTTCTGCTTCTCGAAGATTATTCATGTGCAGATATCGGAGAGCTTCCTGATGCAGAAAAATACCTCGTCGGTTTGTGGTCTTATCCTCAGGTTGATGCTTGTCTTGTTCTTGATAAGATTCTTCCAAAACCTGCAAAGTTTTTTGGATATGAGCCTTTGGTCGAAAGTTTGAGATTGCCGAAGTTCATTCCTTCCAATGATATGATTTACGAGGGTCTTGAAAATTGTGTTCGTTATTATGATCAGTTCAAGTACCTTCTTCTGTCCGATTCGGATATGCACATGGCTAAATATAGCGGCCTGGTGTATCCTTTGTTCACATCTTATGGGTGCGTTAATAAATGTTTGACCGGGGATACAATCATACATACTGTTGACGGAGATTTTCCTATTCAGTCTTTATCAGGGAAGAAAGGAGTCAAGGTTCTTTCGTGCAATCTTGAGACCTATGAGCTTTTTTATACAGATGTCAGAAATATCAGAAAAACTGCCAATAATTCGGGAATTGTAAGGGTACATTTCGACGACGGCTCCCATATAGATTGTACCCCCGATCATAAATTTAAGGTTTTCAAGAATACTAATCAGCACACAAAAAATAGTTGTGAGAAAGATGTCGAGGCAAACGACTTGCTTCCGGGGCAAAGTGTTAGGGCGGTTGGTTATGCTCGGTCCCCAAATGGCAGGACTTATCTTCGAGGTAATAGATATCTTGGAATGGCAAGGTCGGTTCTTGTTATGGAGTCTATTTTGGGTAGGAAATTAATAACCGACGAAGTGGTGCATCATAAAGATGGTAAGCCCGGGAACGATTTTCCATCTAATTTGATATTGACAGATAAAAGGAATCATATTCCTGATTATCATCCAGAAATAGCGGAAAGAATGAAGAGAGATAATCCAGCAAAAAACATGACTCTTGAATGGAGAGAAAAGATAAGGACGGGTAACACTGGAAAAGTTCGGAGTGAAGAGTCTAAGCTTCGTTATCGACAATCAAGATTAGGAGACAAAAATCCAAATTGGAAGGGAGGGAAGTATGCAGAAAATCATAGAGTTTCGAAGATAGAACATCTTCCTCACAAGGAAGATGTTTATTGTATGGAAGTTCCAACTACGGAATGGTTTTATGCCAATAAAGTTTTGGTTCATAATTGCAAGTTCTGTCCTGTTGCTGTGAATTGTAAGGGAGATAGGGTAGTTCTCCCTGTCGAAAGGGTATGCGAGATACTCGATTACTGCGAAGCCGAAGGAATGAAGAACATCCATTTCGCGGACGAGGATTTTTTCTTCGATACCAAACGGGCAGAGGAAATTCTTAATCATACCCGAGGCAAGGGCTTCCAGTATATCGCCTTGGGAACAGCAGGCATGGTTCTCAAATTTGTCGAGGATGTCGGTGCAGATTTTCTTCAAGAGACAGGAATGAAGGTAATCGAGATAGGTCTTGAATCTGCCGATCTTTCTTTGAACAAGAAAATGGGGAAAGTCGGGAAGGGCGGTTCAAACCGGTATGAGGTATTGGCAGAAGCTGTTAAAGGCAAGGTCGATATCTTTTGGCTGACGATGACCTTTTTTCCCGGCGAGACAATAACCTCTCAAAGAGCCACCGGGTTATTCCTCGAAAAATACGGAGCGAAGTTTGGAGAAATGTACCCAAGGATTCAGACCAACTCTTCTGTTGGCGGACTTGGTCAGTTCTTTCAAGCCTATGCAGGGACTTGGGATAAAGAAGATCTTGAAGAAGAAGGTATGGTTTTGTCTGATCGGCCAATGAGACTGATGCCAAGTTTTGTTCCAAATTCGTTTCTTAACAGCCCGATAAACAAAATTCGCCCTATTCGAGAAGATGAGAAAGTTTGGTATCGGTTATACAAAATAAGTGACGATCTCATTGATACTTTTTTTGATGAGATAGGTCCTGTATCTATTGGTGCCGACTCAGGTCCGATATATTGTGATGTCGGAGATATTTTCGATATGTTGACCTTAGATTTCCCGGATCAGGATGTCTGTTTCTTTTTCGCTTTATCAGCAAGGCTGGGGGTGATCGGATGATTATCAATGTCCCGATCGAGAGCCTGGAGGAAAGGTACAGTAAGCAATGGAACGAATGGTTTCCAAGGGTGTTCGAAGAATTGGACGAGCTATATTTCTGCGTTTACCCAAAGCCTCTTTCCGATAAGATCAGGGACGGTTCTTTTCTCGATGTTTGTGCGACCAATTATTTTAAGGCGAATCAGCTTGCTGGTTTGTGTCAAGCTCTTTATAACGGCAGAATCCATTCGGGAGACGTGATTTTTTTTCACGACCTTTGGTTCCCAGGGTTAGAGATGCTTGCCTATATCCGCGATGGGCTTGGTATTGATTTTAAGATTTGTGGGATCCTTCATGCAGGGACATACGATCCTTTTGATTTCGTTTCAAAGAAAGGGATGGGTCGTTGGGGTAAGAATCTTGAGGAAAGCTGGTTCTCGTTTGTTGACGAAATTTTCGTTGCCACTCGTTATCACCGAGACCTTATTTATCAGAGTAGGAGGTGCAGGGCTCTAATTACTGTGACCGGGCTTCCAATCTATTATCAAGATATTCGAGGAAACAAATATTACGAGAAAGAGAATATCGTTGTATTCCCCCATCGGTTGGACTCAGAAAAACAGCCTGCCCTTTTTGACCAACTTGCCAATATTCTCCAAAAGAAATATCATGATTGGCAGTTTATTAAGACGAAAGAAGTTTGTGAAACTAAGCAACAATATTATGATCTCCTTGGCCGATCAAAGGTCGCTGTCTCCTTTGCTTTTCAAGAGACCTGGGGTATCGCTCAGCAGGAGGCATTGATATTTGGTTGCATCCCGATTGTCCCGAATCGTCTTTCCTATAGGGAGATGTACCCTGAAAGCTTGAAGTATGAGGATATGGATCAGTGCATCGAGCTTGTAGAAAGGGCGATGAAAGGAGACGAATTGCTTCAATTAGATTCTGATATCTTGTTTTGTAATTTGAAGGCAGCCGGAGAAGAGGCAATTCCCAACATGGTGGAAAGGATGAGAAGATGGCAAAAGGCTTAAAGGCTAAAATGAGTCTATTCCTCGATTCGGGTGCCCCGTCTCTGTATAACGAATTAAGTAGGGGAGGCGGAACCAAAGGGAAGGCTGTCATGGGTTCGTTCTACGAGGATAGGAAGTTTGACGATTTTTCTTTCCTTGAATCCCAGCAGTACAAAGATCATAAAAAGAGGTATGTCGAATTTGTCAAAGCAAATGAGAAGTACCTTGATGTCTATGTTAACCTTGATATCATCCATAATGCAGAAGAGACTTGGAAGAACCAGTTGGAGCTCGAAGCTGCCGGTATTCATCCTCTTCCTGTATTTCATCTTGGTTCTGATTTGAAATGGCTTCGGATGCTACTTGATAAAGGGTATAAGTACATCGCAATGGGCGGGCTTATCCCGGACCCTCCGTCTGTAATCTGTCCTGCCCTTGATAAGATATGGGGAGAAATCCTTACAGACAAAAAAGGTTTTCCGAAGGTCAAAGTTCATGGATTCGGGATTACATCCCCAAAGGTTCTTGTCAGGTATCCCTGGTTCAGTGTTGACAGTTCCTCTTGGTTGAAGATTGGGGTATATGGATCGATATTGCTCCCCAAAAAATCCTTTGGGAAATTTGTTTATGATTCCTCACCTTCCCAAGTTTTTGTTTCTTCCCGTTCAGGGTGCAGGAACGAAGATAGCGGCAGGCATTATGATAGTTTGTCTAAATTTGAACAGGAAACAGTAAAGGATTATATCCTTTCTCTCGGCGTCCCTTTTGGAAAAAGCTATTTCAAAGAGGTAAAGGAAGGGTATGTTCTGAAAGAAGGAGAGAGGGAAGCATCAAAAGGACAGGTCGAGGTTATAGAAGAGAATGGTGTTTGCACGGATTTTCATAAGAGGAACAAAGTGAATTTGTACTACTATCTCCAGTTAGGTGCTTCTGTCCCAGAATGGCCGTGGTCTTTTAAGAGAAGAGGATTTGGATTATGAAATTATATATCGCTGGCCATAATGATGGTCTTGGCAGTGAGGAAGGCGGAGTTGCAGGAAGGGAGGTTTCGCCAGAAGTTGAAGCTTTGACCTACGCAAACGGACTTGGGTTGGAATACTGCCGATTGATTTCTTTCTATTATCCAAGAATGGTTGAAGAAAACATATCTTTGAAAAAGGAGATTATGAATGGCAAAAAATAGTGTGGAGATCAAAAAGGACAGTTTCCTTCCTATCGTTAATGTGATTAAGTCTGGTCTCTCAGAAAGGGGTCTTGTCGAACAGTTTTCACATTTCACATTTACGGGCACTCATATCGTTTCGTTCAACGATAAAGTGTCTCTTTTATACCCTTTTGAAATACCTTTTTCTTTTTCCATCAAGGGTGATATTTTCATCTCTGTTCTGAACAAGATAAAAGGCGATGTCAGTATGGAACTCAAAGGGAATCAAGTTTTCCTTGTCAGCGAAAGCAAAGAGGCCAAGGAGAAGAGCGAATCTGGATTGAATATTACAAAAGATATATCGTCCATTACAGATAGGGTTGAAATACCCAATAGCAAAAAATGGAAAGCATTGCCCGAAGGCTTTTTTGAGGGCGTCAAGCTATGCAGCTTCAATGTTTCGGCCGATGTGACTCATCCTTATCTTAACTGCCTTTGTATCGGGGGAGGAGAAATCAGGTCTTCCGATAATATCAGAATCAGTCGATATTCTCTTCCTGAAGACATCAAGCCAATGATGATTCAAAGATCGTCTTTGTCCACGTTGGTGGGTCTTGGTCTTGATCTGGTCTCTTATCAGATATCGGGGGCATGGTATCACTTTCTTTCCAAAGACGGTATTGTTTTTTCATGCAAAGGAATCGACGAGAAGTTTCCCGATGTCTCGCCCTATTTTGAGTTTGAAGGTTCTTTGTTTGATGTCCCAGAAGAACTCAAAGAAATTATCGAAGATGTTTCGATTTTGTGCGAGGGAGATTTTGAAATAGATAGAGTGGTCGATGTTCAGATTCTCAAAAAGGAAATCATTTGCTCTGGAAAAGGCAGCCAAGGTTTTTTCACAAAGACCATCCCTTACCAAGCCCAAAAGTTTTGGAAGGACCTTAAATTTTCTGTCAGCGCGAAATTCTTTTCCCAGGTTCTTTTGCATAAAGTAAAAATGGGCGTGGATGAAAACAAGTTAATCTTCAATGCCGACCAATTTTCTCATGTCATGAGTCTTCAAGCATAGGAGTTCAAATGTTTTGTCACCTTCATGTTCATACAGAACATTCTCTGCTGGACGGGTATGGTTCTGCGAAAAAATATGTGGATAAAGCAAAGCAGTTAGGGTTTGAGTATCTCGGCATCTCTGATCACAGCAATGTAGACGGAGTGATTCAATTCCAAAAGGAATGCAAGAAGGCCGGTATCAAATCAATTATTGGCTGCGAATTATATTATGTCCCCGATATGGAGATTAAGGAAAAAAGGGAGAAGAGGTATCACCTTACTGTTCTTGTGAAAAACGAAACAGGGTTTCAGAATCTTTGCAAGATTCTCACCTTGGCAAATTTGAAGGGTTTCTATTACAAGCCAAGGGCAGATTTCAATTCAATTATAGAGATGAGTAACGGTCTTGTTTTCCTCTCCGGTTGTTCTGCAAGCGCATTGCGGGATCAAAAGGGCGAAGAGTTTTTGATGAATCTCTCAGATAAAACCAAAGAGGTCTATCTTGAAGTCATGCCCCATGCGATAGAGCCGCAATACGAGGTTAATAATATCTGTCTTGACATTGCCAAAGATACAGGTCTCAAATTGGTTGCTACCAACGACGCGCACTATATAGAGCAAAGGGACAATGTAATTCAAGAGATTCTGCTCGCAATCCAGACCAAAGCCTTATGGTCTGATCAAAGCAGATTTCGTTTTTCAATGGACACCTTGTACCTTAAAACAGAAGGTGAGATGCGTAGGGCTTTCAAGGAGCAAAACTTGTTGTCCACTCCTGAGTATCTCGAAGCAATCAACAACACAATTGAAGTGGCTGAAAAATGTAGCGGATTTGAAATTAAAAAGAAGGACATTTGGTTGCCAGAAGTGGATACCTCTTCTACGAATGGAGAAAAACTTAGCGAAGAAGATTACATCAGGTCATTATGTTGCGAAGGTTATTATGATCTATTCGGCAAAGAATTGTCCGGTCATTATCAGCAGCGGTTTGAAGAAGAACTTAATTTGATTAAATCCAAGAAATTCATCCGGTATTTTTTAGTGGTGCATGAGCTTGTCTGTTGGTGTAAAGAAAACGACATCTTCACAGGTCCGGGACGAGGATCTGTTGGAGGGTGCCTTATTGCCTATCTTCTCGGTATTACCAAAATAGATCCGATTAAGCATGGTCTGCTTTTTTCTCGGTTCATAAATGAAGACAGAATTGATTATCCTGATATTGATATTGATTTCGAGGACACAAAAAGGGACCTTATCCGGCGGCATTTGGAAGATCGGTACGGATCGAATAATATTTCGTCTGTTTCCACTTTTCAGAAAATGAAAGGAAGAATGACGATCAAAGATGTCGGCAGGGTTTTTGATATTCCTTATAAGGAGCTTGATGAATTTTCCAAGACGATTATTGACGAGGATAACAATGGCGATTCCTCTATTATCACGGCTGCGAAGGGTCACCCGTTTGCAGAAAAATATCCCGAGATAATAGATTATGCTTCGAGGCTCGAAGGTACTTTAAGGGGTACGGGACAGCATGCCGCAGCATTGATTGTTTCTGCCGAGGATCTTACCCAAGGGACAAGAGGTAATTTGTCCATGAGAAAAGATCATGAAGCGATAAATTGGGATAAGGATGATGCAGAATTTTTAGGCTTGATGAAGCTGGATGTCCTTGCACTCAAGACTTTGTCTATTTTAAGTGAAGCGAGAAAGCAAGTCCAAAAAGCCAAAGGTGTTGATATCATATATGAAGATTTGCCTTTGAATGACAAGAGGGTTTTTGAAATGCTTTCGAAGGGAGAGACTGTGGGTATCTTTCAGTTCAATATGTGGGCGACTACAGATATCTGCAAGAAGATGGGAATTGAAGATTTCAATATGATGGTTGCTGCTCTTGCTCTTGTCCGGCCTGGTGTTTCTGATTCAGGGATGAAAGATGAATTCATCAGGAGAAAAAAAGGCAGGCGGTGGAAGCGGAAACATGATTTGTACGAAGAGATTACCAAAGACACTTTCGGTATTATCATCTACCAAGAACAGGTGATGAAGGTCATATATCAAATGGCAGGTCTTCCCTACTCGGTAGCAGACAAGATTAGGAAGATTATTTCAAAGAAAAGAGATGTTAAGGAGTTTGAGCAGTATAAGCAAATGTTTTTTGATGGTTGCCGTAAGCAAAAGACTATGTCAAGGCAAGAGGCCCAAGATTTCTGGGAGATGTTAGAAAAACATGCAAGTTACTCATTTAACGAATCCCACTCTTGTGCTTATTCAGTATTGGCCTATCATTGTGCTTACATGAAATTGAAATATCCAGCGGAGTTTATTTGCGCCAATTTGATTCATGCAGCCGATACTAAGAAGGAAGAATTGATTGAAGAGGCAAAAAGGCTGGGTTTGCACCTTGTTCTGCCCCGGGTTGGTGTGTCAGATGCCCATCTGTGGGTTGTCAGGGGTGATAAAATCTATGTTCCTTTTATAGAAATTAAAGGTGTCGGTGAGAAAACGGCTGAGGACTTTGCTAATTATACCGGGTTGATCGTTCCTGTGAAAAATGATCAGGATGTTGTTGAAAAAGAAGAGCCTTTGGGAAAGGTTGATAAAAGTAGACCCAAGGGATTCTTCTTTCAAGATGAAGAAAAGGAAAAGATTCCAAAGACAAGATTGGGGAAAATAACGAAAAAACAGAAGGAAACCAAAGTCGGTAAGATTCTGAGAGAGATTGGGGCTCTTGGTAACGAGCCTGAAGGAGATCTGTCGAAGTATTTCTCTTTTGATGTTTCTGCATTTGGTGGCATATCAAAGAAATATCCAAAGCTTCAGGAATTTATTGGTCAGACGACGAACGATATCTCTGAAGTGGCCAGACTTGAAATTTCATCTTTTGATGATTATAGTGCCGTTATCAAATCTGCCAAGTACAGGAATAGAAGAATCTCCGGCTGTGAAGAATGCGAATTGAGAAAACAAGCGAAGCAGCCAGTTCTCTCATCGTGTGGAAAATATAATATTCCTATTATTGGGGAAGCTCCGGGTTGTATTTCTGGCGATTCTATGATTGAGGTTGCCTTTCGAGATAAAACAAAATTTCCGAAAGGGATACCAATAAAAGATTTGGAAGGAGAGAAAGATTTTTATGTTTATTCTTTTGATATCCATAAACATATGATGGTTATCGATAAAGTGAAAAGAGTTTGGCAAACAGGGAGAAAGAAAATTTACGAAGTAACTTATGAATGGTGGATGTTTACGAAAGAAGGTAAAAGAGAGAAAAAAGTTGAAAGATTGAGAGTGACGGCTAATCATATGTTTTTATTGAAAAAACCAACTTCTGGAAAACATGATCCTTTTAAAGGGATAAATAACGAAAGGGAGATTTATTTATCAATTGATCAGGGATTAAAGGTTGGGCATAGTTTACAGCCTTTTTATCGTATGAATTTGGATTATGGTTATATAAGGACTGCCGATGAACAATATCGGAAAGAAGCTCAGGTTTTATTGGAATTTAAATTAAAGCGCAAATTGAAAGTAGATGGTCGTGGTAAAGGAGGAAATTGTCATCATAAAAATGAGAATAAATTAGATGATACTTGGGATAATTTAGACTTTTTAACAATATCTAAACACAGATCTCTTCATAGTACGGGGGATAAGAATGCCATGAAAAATCCTGAGATAAAGGCAAGGCATTTAACTATTATGAGATCAGAAGGATACCGTTCTAATATGAGTAAGATAATGAAGAGAGTGTTAAGGAACCCCCAGACCTATCAGAAGAGATTAGAAGGGATAAAAAAGTCGAACGATTCCAGATCGGCCACAGTTAAAAGGTTATATGATGATCCCTTACATTATTATAGATATTTATTAGGGAAGATGAATTCTAAAAGTTTTAATGTCAAAGATACATGGGTAGAAGAAAAGTTTAAAAATAGATTTCCTAATGATTTATTTCCGCCTATTGAAAATCATAAGATTATAGATATCTGTTATATAGGAGAAGATTCTGTTTATGATATGGAAACAGCAAGGTTCCATAACTTTGCTGTTAATGGAGTTTTTGTTCATAATAGTAGTGAAGATGAGAAGGCCAAAGGATTCATTGGCAAAGCAGGAGATTTGCTTTGGGATTCTCTGGACAAGTATAAATTGGTTCGAGAGTTTTTTCATGTTTGCAATGCCTGTCGCTGTTTTCCTGGTACGATCAAGACCCCAAAGCCAGAACATATTGCAGCTTGTTCTCACTGGCTTGATGATGAACTTAAGAATCTCGATGCAAAGATTTGTCTTGTTCTTGGTAACGTAGCTCTTAGGTACATCAAAGGAGTTGATGGTGGTATCACTTCTCTTTGTGGGACAACAGAATGGTCGGAGGAAAAGAATCTTTGGGTATGCTATGGATTGCATCCTTCGGCGGTCTTGAGAGATCCAAGTAAGCGAGAAAAATTCAATGAAGGAATTAAGAATTTTTCCGATAAGATAAAATTATTGGGAGGCTTGAAATGAGCAGAGATGAATCTTTGAACTTGTATTTGAAATATCGCCCTGATTGTTTTGATGAATTTGTGGGTAATGAAGCGACGGTTCAATCTTTGAAGAGTGTCGTTGTTCGCGACAAAGGAGAAGTCAGGGCTTTCTTATTTACTGGTCCATCAGGTTGCGGTAAAACAACTCTGGCGAGAATTACTGCAAAAGAAATGGGTTGTCATGAAACCTGTTTTTATGAATACAACATCGCCAATCTTCGAGGGATAGACACGATTCGAGAAATGGCGAGTTCACTGACTTATCTACCGATGGTAGGTAAGGTCAAAGTGTATCTTTTGGACGAAACTCAAAAAATGACAGGGGATGCACAATCGGCTTTATTGAAAATTCTTGAGGATACCCCAAAGCATGTTCGGTTTCTTCTTTGTACGACTGACCCTGATAAGCTGCTCAAAACAATCAGAACCAGGTGTACCACGTTCCATGTTTCCTCTTTGCAGAGATCGAAGATCATGAAGCTTCTTAAATGGGTTTGCGAGCAGGAGAAGGTTGCTATCGGTCTGCCCGTCCTACAGAAGATTGCCGAATACTGTGATGGTGGCCCCCGGCAGGCTTTGGTGATGCTTGATCAAATCATTGACATTGAAGATGAGAACATTGCATTGCAGGCAGTTCTTGATACGACTGTTGGGGAGGCGAATGTTCTTGAGCTTTGCCAGAAATTGCTTTCCCCGGGGTGTCAATGGAAAACCTTATCAGGGATTCTTAAAAATATTGATGACGAGCCAGAGAAAGTCCGGTATGCTATTTTGAGTTATATGACAAAGGTTTTATTAAATGATAAGCCTTCGGATAGGATTCCTCAGATAATTGATTTGTTTACTGATACATTCATTTATTCTGGGAAGGCAGGATTGGTTATGAATTGTTTTCTTTCTACAAAATTATAAAGATATTTTGTAAAGATTTGCTTAAAGCAGTTTATAATATATATAATTAAAAGGAGGACAAGAATGAGCTACAAAGATGATTTAGAAATCGATCGGTTTGCCTTGGATACAGAATGGATGAAACAACCTGTCCTTTTTGCCAAATGGGGAGAGGCAGAGGCCGAGGCGGAAGACAAACGTGATAAGCTGAAGGACCAAATGTCTGTGATAGAATCTGATCTTGCGAAGAAGGTCAGGGAAGATCCTACCAAATATGGGTTAAAAGAAAAGCCTACTGAATCAGCGATAAATGATGTGGTCAATCTTCATCCTGATTACCGGAAGGTTGTTTCAGATTACATGGAGGCGGTTAAAACAGCAAAGATCATGACTATTGCCACGAGAGCGTTCGAGCACAGAAAACGGGCTCTTGAAAAGGAAAGCGAACTTTGGATTGCTGGTTATTATTCTGATCCGAAGATTAAGTCTGAGAGGAGAGAAGATATTTCCGGTGATAATGTTGCCAAGCACAGGGAGGTTCTTGCTCAGAGCCCCCGAGGGTTAAGGAGGAGAGAAAGAACGTCATGACTTTGACCCTAAAAATTATTTTAGGCCTTTGTTGTCTTCCTATTGGATATGTTCTCATTAGGCTCATTTCAAAGGCTATTTTCCAAAGTTTTTTTGAAGTGAAGAAGAAATTCAAAGACGAGAGAAAGGGAGAAGGAGATTATGGGAAGGGACAGGAGTAAGGCGAGAGAGGAGCTTCTGAAGAGGACTCAGGAGAGCAATGACAGGAAAGACGGAGATGTCTTTTACGGCTATTTCAAGACCGATCAGGATTTACCTTTGTGGAAGGCATCTGTGACAAAGAAGGATGATGAACCACATTTGATTGACATCATTCCTTTTTATGCCGGGAAAAATTTCCCTCAGGTTGATCCGAGGCATCCAGTCAAGGAAGATGATCTTGTGTATCTTCTTGAAACGTATGTTCATCAGAACATCGGTCCGGGGAAAGAGTCGATTATCTGCCCTGCAAGAAATTACAAGAAACCCTGTCCGATCTGCGAAGAGATCGAATATCTTACCTCCAAAGAGGGCGGAAGTAAGGAATACGAGGATTATGCGGATATCGCTCTCAAGAGGCGGTGTGCTTATAACATCGTCTGTTACGATTCACCCAAAGAAGAAGGTAAGGGTGTCCAAATCTGGGAGGTCTCCTATAAGTATGGGGAGAAAAAAATCCAGCTGGCAGCTAAAAATCCTCGGGGCGGTGGTGTTGTTCCTTTTGCTGATTATGATGTTGGCAAATTAATTTCCTTCGAAGTTGCCGCCGACGAATACCGGACAATTGATGGTCACAAACTTGTTGATAGGGACTATGTGATCTCGGAAGAAATTGAGGATTCTGTCTGGCCTCTGGATGAGTTGGTTAAGATCTGGGAGTATAACGAAATCTACGAAAAGTTCTATGGTGAACTCCCTGCAGGGGTGGCTGCCAAAGAAGAAAATCAGGAAGAATCAGTTTCCCGTTCGTCTCGGGGTAGAGGAGGAGTCACTGAGCAAGAAGTCCCTCCGCCTTCCGATCCTGCTCCTTTGCAGAGGAGGAGCCGTGCAATGGAAGAACCCGTGCGAAAAGACAAGGGAGAAGGTCAATGTCCGTGCGGTGGAGAATACGGGATCGATATTGATCAGCTTACGAATTGTGACGATTGCAAAGCCTATGATGCCTGCGCTTTGAAAGCCAAGGAGATCGAGGATGCAGCTAAGGTGTCCAAGGAGACGGCACCTGCTCCTGATGCTGGTACAAGGAGAGCAAACCGCAGATCAAGGGCAGATGTGGTTGAAGAGAAACCGGCAGATCCTCCAGCGAGAACAGGTGGTTTGAGAAGGAGAACCAGGGCGTAAGATTTCTGTTTAGAGAAAAGGACACGGTAGAAGTCCGTGATAAAGACGATTTTGATTGATGATCTCCTTTCTCTTTTTTATTATTGAGGATAGAAAAAGAATATGCTGAAAAGACGGGAAGGGAAAGAGCAGGAGGATCGTGCCCAAGAGGTCCTTAAAGAAATTGATTCACCTGTTGAGGAAAGAAAAAAAGATTATCGTTTTGAAAAGGTTTTGTCAACAGGATCGACAGTTCTTGATCTTTGTATTTCGGGAGGTCGTTGTCTCGAAGGGGGAATACCTGGTGGAGTATTGATGGATATCTTTGGTCCTTCAGCATCAGGAAAGACATCTCTTTTATCGGAAATTCTTGCTTCTGCTCAATCGCAAGGGGGAGAGACTCAGGTGCAAGACCCAGAAGCTCGTCTTGACGAGGAATATGCGAGAATTTATGGTGTGGAGATTGACCGAAAGAATTATTATCGGCCAGATACCGTCACAGAATGTTTCGAGAGAATTCAGAAATGGAACCCGAAGAATTTCAATGTCATCAATGCTGCTGGGGTTGATTCTTTGGCAGCTCTTTCTACTGATCTTGAAATGGGCCCCAAGGGAGATAAAATGGGAATGAGGCGGGCCAAAGAATTCTCTCAAGAACTTCGTAAAACCGCTCGAATTATTGCCAATAACAATTGGGTTATTTGTTGCACCAATCAGGTTCGAGATAGTGATTATGGAGAGGTTACTCCTGGGGGCAAAGGGATTCCTTATTATGCCTCTCTTCGCCTTCGAGTTGGCCAAATCAGCACTATCGAGAGGAAGTACAAAATTATTGGTCAGGAAGAACCAGAAGAAATTGGAAGGAGTCGGGCAGCAAGAAGGGCGGAACGAGATCGAGAAAAAGAGAAAGGAGAATCAAAAGAGCTAAAAAAAGCGGTTGGTATTGTCAGCAAGGTGTTTATAAAGAAATCTACTGTTGACGATCCTTATCGAGAATGCGAAATCTATATTATCTTCAATTACGGGATTGATGATGTTCGAGGAAATCTCCAATATTGCAAAGATATGACAGGAGCGAGTAGGTATGCCTGTCCTGATGGTAAGGACTATCAAGCGATAGAAAAAGCCATCGCGTGGGTAGAACAGAATGAGCTTGAGAAACGGCTCAAAGGGAACACCATTGATTTGTGGAATGAGATCGAGAAGAAGTTTAAAATATCTCGCAAGCCGAAGGTTCGCTGATGCCTGATCTAATTATGGATAGTAACTACATCTGCCATTGGCATCGGTTTGCCTTGTCCCAGGGCCTTTCCTATCGAGGCAAACCCACAGAAATCATTTTTGGTTTTCTCAAAACGGTTTTTGAATTGTCTGAACGGTTTCAATCAAGACGATTTCTTTTTTGTTGGGATTCAAGAGAGTCTTTGCGGAAGAAAATATATCCAGACTATAAATCCAATCGTCATAAAGAAATGACTGAAGAAGAAAAAGAAACCAGTTCGGTTGCGTTTCGGCAATTTGACGAAATCCGTCAAATTGTTCTTCCTGATCTTGGATTCAAAAATATTTTTCTTAAAGACGGTTATGAATCAGATGATTTGATTGCTGTTCTGGTTAAGATGAAATCAACAGACACCAAGGTCGTTGTTTCAAGTGATGCAGATCTTTATCAGCTTTTGCAATATTGCAATATCTATCAACCTGCTAAGAAGCAGCTTATGACCGAAGAATTATTCCAAAAGGAGTATTCTATTGCCTCGAGATATTGGCCCTCGGTTAAATGTCTTTCAGGATGTTCTACAGATAATGTCGCTGGGATTGTTGGGGTAGGAGAAAAGACTGCGATTAAATATTTCAATGGCGAGCTTGTCAAAGGGAAGGCTTTTGATTCCATCAAGTCGAAAGAAGGGGTTAAAATTTTCCATAGAAATGCTCTTCTTGTTTCTCTTCCTTTTGATGGAATTGATGTCCTTCCTGTCAAAAAACAAGAGATCTTTTCCAAAGACAAATTTATTCAGATATTTGAACAATATGGGTTCCAGTCTTTTCTAACAGCTAAGGCTATTTCAAGGTGGACATCTCTCTTTAATTTGGAGTGAAAATGGCAAAGATTATTTTTTTTGATTGTGAGACCACAGGAGTAAAAGACGACTGTGGTGTTTGGCAGATCGCAGGAGTTATTGAAGCTCTCGGCAAACAGGAACAGTTCAATTTCTTTTGCGACATATTTGCAGAGGACGAGATTGACCCTGTTGCTTTTGAGACAAACGGAATGACTGATGCCAAGCTTTCTACCTTTCCAGATCCTAAGGATGTTCACAAGCAATTCACCAAGTTGCTTGGTAGGTACGTTGACAAATTTGACAAAACGGATAAATTTATTGCAGTTGCTTATGGTGCCGATTTTGATCAAAGATTTCTTCGGAAGTTCTTTTTCAATTGTGGCGATAAATATTTTGGTTCGTGGTTCTGGCATCCGTGGATCTGCATGATGTCCACGTCAGCTCTTTATCTCAGGGAGAGAAGGCATGAACTTGAAAATTTTAAGTTGATCACGGTGGCTAAGCATCTGGGCCTTTGCAGCGAAGGTGACGCAGATAGATTTCACGATGCTCTTTGGGATGCGAAAATTTGCCAGGCTATGTATCATAGAATGGCAAATGGTTCTAAAGAAGACTTTAGCAGAATTGGTTTTGATGACGATATTCCTTTTTAGAAAGGGAAAGCAAATGGGAAAAGGCGGAGGATTTGAATGGGAAGTCGCAAAGAAGCTTTCTCTATGGTGGAGCGAAGGCAAGCGTGATGATATTTTTTGTCGCTCCCAAGCTTCAGGGGCAAGATTTACCGTGAGAAAGAAAGTGGGGAAAGATACTGCAAATCAGTCTGGTGATATCACGTTTTCCGACGCTATTGGAGAACCTCTTATTAAGCTTTGGTCGATAGAATGCAAAACAGGGTATGGCAAGAAAAAGAAAATTCGAGACGAAGATAATAAGATTGTTGCCAAGGAAGACGTTCGTTGGGATTTGCTCGATTTTCTTGATTCTTCTCAGAAAGTCACGGTGCTTTCCTCGATGTGGGAACAATGCAAACGTGATGCGAAAAAATCAAGGAAGATTCCTATTCTTGTTTTCCGACGGAACAGGAGAAAAAAATGCGTAATGTTGGATGATAGGGTTTACCAAAGTTTGTGTGGCTACGTTGGCCCTTCTGAATGCAAAACGATATTTTTAAATATTCCTTCCGTGCTCCAGGATGGTTTTTTCAAAATCATGCTTTTTGACGATTTTCTTTTTTGGCTTCGGTTTTTACCGAACGCTTTGATTCCTCGGGAAAAAGGAGGGCGGGAGCGGAAATCGAAATGATTAAGTCTCTTAGGGTCAAGAATTTCAAATCACATAAAGATACCACTCTTGTTTTTGACAAAGGCGTCAATGTCATTCAAGGACTAAGCACGACCGGGAAGAGTGCAATACTCAATGCCTTGCGGTTGTTGTTCAACAACAGGCCTCAGGGCGGGCATTACTTTTCAAATTTTGCCGGGGATAAAGGCGCGACCGAGATTGAACTTGAATTGATGGACGGTCAAAAGGTTTCTCTCACAAAAGGAATCAGGGTTGATAAGGACGGCGAAAAGAAGGTCATTGGTGGCGTCTACACCATTGGCGAGAATGAGTTTACTTGCCCTAAAGAAGGAATCCCTGACCAAGTTGCAGAAGCCCTCAACATCGGCGAATTGAACATCCAGCGGCAACATTCGGCGCCTTTTCTTATAATGTCGTCTCCCGGCGAAAACGCCAGGATGGTGAATAGAATCACCAAGCTGGAAAAGACAGACGAATGGGTTTCTGATCTCGCCAGCAAGATCAACGAAGGGAATAGGACTATTCTTTCTACCCAAGAAGAGATTAAGCAGGCGGAGATCAATCTTAAAAAATATTCTGATATTGACGAAACAAAGAAAATTGTCGATGCTCTTGTTGCCGTTGACAGAGAAATACCCCATCTTGAAGAGGATAGGGATTTTCTATCCAACCAATTAGGCCGGCACAAATCTTATTCAGAAGGGGTAGAAGAATTGAAGGCTTGCTTGGCCGTGGAAAGTGTTCTTTCTCTGGCCGACAAGTTATCTCAAGAGATTGAAGATTATTATGCTCTCGTAGATCTATTCAATCGTTATGTAGATGACGAAGAAAAAAAGGAAGTGTTGTTCGAAGACATCGCGATCATTGAATCTCTTCTTTTGAAGATTGATCAGTGCGATTATTCGAAGGAGCAAAGAAAGCGGGACAGCCTCGTATCGTATCAACAGACGTATTTCTCGGCTCAGGGAAGGCTCAGGGTCCTGGCAACGGCTCTTGAGGAGCAAGTCAGGGTTAAAGCGATAGAAGATTTACGCGAGGAAATCATCGATTATGAGGATTTGATGTCTTTTGTCGAAGGATACAGACAGAACCTTGAGCAGCTGGCAGGAATTGGGGTCAGGCTGTCCGGAGCCAAAGAAGAATATGTGTCTGAACTGAAAAGGATAGGGAAGTGCCCTACTTGCTATTCCAGCATTGATGCCGCTTTGGCGAAGAGGATTAAGGGCCAGTTATGAAATTCATTCTTGTTTCTGATGTTCATTTGTTGCGGCAAAATCCTGTTGCGAGGAAAGACAATCTCGTAGAAAATCAATTCAAGAAGTTTGAATTCATCTTGCAGCAGGCAAGGATTCAAAAGGCCGACATTTTATGCGCGGCCGATTTCTGCGATATTCCTCGAAGCTGGGTTCTTTTGCCGAGGATCATTTCGCTTCTAAAGGATTATGAAGATGTAAGGTTGCACACCGTGTTTGGCCAGCATGATACATATCTCTACAGCGAAGAGACAAGGGACAGGACAACCCTTGGCGTTCTTGAAAAGGCAGGCCTGGTGACGGTTCTTGATTCCTCCCCTTTGCAAATCACAGGAGAGGACCGTTGCGTGACCTTATACGGTTGTTCCTTTGGGGCGGATGTTCCGGTTCCTGTTGTTTCTTCGAGATCGACGATGTTTAATGTTCTGGTTATCCATGCTTCAATTTCAGACCGGTCTTTGTACCCTGGCCAAGAGCCGACAATGGCGAAGAAATTCCTTGAGAGCAACAAGAATTTCGACCTGATTGTTTGTGGGGACATTCATCGGAGTTTTATGGTTAAGGCCGGCAAGAGATTTCTTTTCGATGTTGGTCCTATGTTGCGGAGAGAAGCAACCCAATATAATTTTTCTCATGTTCCCCATGTTGTTTTTTTTGATACAGAGAAATTAACCTACGAAGAAATTGAAATACCTCATAAGCCTGCCGATGAAGTTCTTGATCGGTCTCATATTGACCGGGTTGTGGAGAGCAAAGATATCCTTGAAGGGTTTGTTTCTGAAATTGAATCGGAAGACACCGAGAAGGTTTCTTTTGAGGAAATTTTGTGGTCGTTGGTCAAGGCGAATAAAGGGAGCAAGTCGGTCGAAAAGGTTTTGTCGGAAACAATGGAGGAAAGATCATGAATGAGGAGAAAGTTCTCAAGGCATTAAAAGATAAACTTGAAGCAATCAAAACAGAGTACGCCCAGAAAGAAGGGGCAATGGCTTCTACTCTTGAATTGATCAAAAAGGAATTTGGGATTCAGACCATCGAAGAAGCTGAAGATAAGCTGAAAGAACTTGAATCCCAGATCGAGGAAAAGAAAAAGCAACGAACCAAGTATCTCGAACAGGCGCAAAAGAAGTTGGAGGCTTATCAGTGATGACTGTTCAAGAAATAGCTGATCAATTTGCAGAAGTCTCGGCGAATCAAAAGATATTGCGCCAGCAGCTTGAAGTGAAGAGCAACCAGGTTTCAGAAATGAAGCAAGTTGTGGAAGATCAAATTCAGGCGAGGTTCTTTATTTCAGAAGCCGCCAGACTTACCCAAAGCCGGTTCAAGGAAAAAATAGAATCTCTCGTCACGATGGCCGTCCAGTCCGTTTTCGATCGCCCCTTTAAATTTCAGCTGGTCTTTGAGCGCAAACGGAATAAGATGGAGTGCCTTCCTATTATAACCGAAATGATCAATGGCAAGGAAAGCGTTTACAGCGATATGGAAGAGGATGTCGGTGGAGGCCTTATTGATATTGTTGCTTTCGCTTCAAGGATTGTTTTGTGGTCTTTGGAGAAACCAAGAAGCAGGAACACGATTATTCTTGATGAGCCGATGAAAAATATGGGGGAATTGATTTCCCTTGGCGGACAGATTCTTCGCGAAATTAGTCACAAGCTGAATTTTCAAATAATTTTGGTTACCCATGAGGATCCTCTTATCGAGGTCTCTGACAGGGCCTATCGAGTTACTCACGATGGCGTCATGTCCAATGTTGAACTTGTCAAAGGAGCGCAAGTCAATGTCGAAGAAAAAACTGAATCGAAGGGAATCCCTGTCCGTAAGCTTAACCGACGTCAGGGAGGAAATTAAACTCTTGGTTCTCCAAGAGGGAATATCTGATTTAGAAATTGCTCAACGCCTCGACAAACCCATAAAAGAAGTCTATCGAATTAGAACAAGAGAACTGAAAATTTCATATTACGGCAAGAAGAAAATTTGCGATACTTGCCATGAGCTTAAGTCTTTAACCGTTTTCCTTAAAGGCGGAAACACCTGTATAAAATGCCGACGGGTTCTTGGAGCGCAAGCTCCTTACAAAATGGTTAATCCAAGAAAACAGGTCGTTGTCCAGGATAAAATATCAGTTGAATGTATAAGATGTCGCAAAGATTTCGATTCTGAAACCTGGGAAAAGGAAGGGAGAATGCAACATTATTACGCTTGCTCTTCTTGTAGAAGAAAAATGAATGTTATGGATTCGGTAGGAATTTGATATGGGTAAATTAAACCGTAGAGAGAATTTTGTGCCACCGGAAATAGACGAAGAACAGGCAATTGATTCGTCAAGCTCAGTCATTACTAATCTTATCTTTCCGACGAGGGCAGGGGAAAAGGAAGGAAGGGTGAATTGGTGCAAGAATCTTGCAGGGGGATATCTTTTTTGCGGAGTAACCTATATCAAAGATAAAGGTTGTTCAGAGTGGATTTTGGAAACTTCAGGCGGAAAATTCGTTCCTGTCCTTGAATGGGGGAGGTGGACAGAAGCAGAGATAGTGGATATTATTGATTTAATAAAAGGGAAAAGAGGCCCATTTAAGTTGCAAGAAAAAACACCAGATTTGATTAAAGCGGTGTATAATAACAATAGAGAGAAGGAAAGAGTCGGGTTCTTTTTCAAGAGGCGCAAGTAAAAAAGTAGATTAAGAAGCTTGCGGAAATTTAAAATTGCCCTTTGGCGCCAAATTGAAAGGAGGCGATTGTATGAAACCGATTCACGGCGTGTCCGAATTTGACTACTTTGTGATGTAACACTTGCCGGCGACCGGCCATCAAACAAGAAACATTGTTTGAGTCCCCGAATCAGTAATCGGGGTTCGGGGACTTTTTAGAGTGATTCTTTAAAATGCTGGTGTGGCGGAAGAGTATAGACGCTAATCAGAAGGAGGAGAACTTGCCCGGTGTAGCGATACGATGCGGGCAAGACCGCCCAGATGAGTATGGTAAGGCGGCGGGCAAGACGTAAAACGAGGCGTCATCACAACACGCCTATCCCCTTCACTCCAGGTATCAAATCCTGGCACCAGCACCAAACAAAGGTAACGATGTATTATCCATCTCAAGCAATAATAGAAGCAGCGGCAAAAGAGGCCTACGGAACCTGCAATTACTTTTCCGCAGGGAACATAGAGGATGATAATCCGCTGAGCGCGGACGATAACTGGCCCTGGGTAAGGTACCCAACAGGGTTTGTTTAGCTTCAGTGTTGGCAGACCACGCAAAAACTGCCAGCCGCTGAATATGTGAAAGAGCGGTTAGAATATGAATCCAGTATACTAACCGCTCCATTGACAAGTTCAGTATCAGAAACAAGAAACTCCGCCATTGATAACGGGCGAGGCAGCTTCATCCAACCTGTCTAATTGACAACGTACTTGGCGGCGTCTTTGAATTATCGGGGAATAGCTCAGATGGAAGCGAGTAGGCCGAGACAATTTCGAGGAACTGAAAGCGAAGAGCGACCGCAATAAAGCGGTGGGCCGAAGCATAGGGTAGCGGATAGACACTGATTTGTACCCGGTGGAACGACCGTGAAATCCCGTCACCAAACTTCTTTCCCGGCCAAAAAAAATAAAAGGAGACAAATGAGAAAAATTACCAGCCAGAGAAAGAAATTCAGAGAAGAAAAAGGCGCGCCGTTGTCTATTACTTGTCCTGAGTGCGATCATACCGATGTCGAAGAAGGATCCATAGCTTTCAATTCCAAGATTATGGATTCTCATATCTGTTCTCATTGTCTAACCGAATTCAAGCTTTCGGAAAGAAAGGAGAGAAAAGGGATATGAAAATAGGTACGAAGAGTCTTCTTTTCGGCGCCCATCAATTTTTTATTCACCCTTTACTTGTTGCTCTTGCCTGGTGGAAGCTTTACGGCTTCCCTTGGGATCCTCGCCTTTGGTTTGCCTTCTTCTTACACGATATTGGCTATTGGGGGAAGGCGGATATGGATGGGAAAGAAGGAAGTGAACATATGATTTTAGGCGCGAAAATTATGAGTCGTCTTTTCGATCATAGTAATGAATTTAAGGATATCTATGGAGACGATAATCATGCAGATAAGAAGTATGAATATTTGAGAGAAAACGGATGGAACTTTGTCAATATTGGGTTTTATAAGAAGGAAAGAATTATCACAATGTATCGAAAATCTCGTAAGTGGTATCATTTCTGCCTCTATCATAGTCGTTTTTTTTCTTGTCTTCATGGCGTCAACCCTTCTCGTTTAGGTATTGCAGACAAGTTTTCTCTTTGTTTAGAACCGGCTTGGTTGTATCTGTATAGGATTCGTTTGTCCGGGGAAATCAAGGAATATATGCCGTTGTCGGAGGATCGATGGGCTAAAGGCGAGCCCAGATTTGTTTCGAAGAAGAAAGGAACAAACGCAGAAGAGCAATGGTTCTATAACGTACAGGAATTTTGTTCAAGATGGGCCGAAATGATTCTGATTTCTGACGGTATCGATAAATGGACCAATGCAACCAATGCAAAGGAGAGAAGATATGAAGCTTAAATATGTCATGATTGACAATTGTATTCCTATTATTTTCCCCGATTTGATTGTCCATAAGCATTTTGATTTTCTTTGTCATTTATATTCGCAAATCACATCTGCTGGATTTTTTCATGTAGATAAAGATTCGTCCGGCAACTTGAAGGCCGTTGTTTATGGATTTTCTCAGTCTTTGAATTTAAAGCCTGCCACTGCCGACAGCGATATCTTGACCAAAGTTCTTAATAGTGGCGAATAGACAATGGAATTCACTGTCTTCGGAGTTTTGATTTTATGGTTGGGTTTGTTGGCTATAATAACTATTAAGGGAGGATGAAGAAATGAAGAAAAGATTGTCTTTAAAGATTTTGGAAGTTGTAAGAATGTATGCGGCGCTCGACACTCTTATCAACATGTCAGGCATCTCGTACAAAAAACTTTATTGGCTTGACAGAAACCGGAAGGTCTTGCTTCCTGTTTTTAAACGATGGCAGAAGGTAGCGGCAGAGATTACGGATAAATATTATGTCTCTGCTCCTGAATTTGCTTTCGTGTCGGCAGAGAATTATCCTGCATTCAAGGAAGAATTGCTCCGTTACGAGCAAGCCGAAAGTTCTATTCTTCCTATTTGCGAAAAGTATGAAATAAAGCTTCCCCAAGGAAGAGGGATTCCTCCGGAGAAAAGTCGGGAAGTGAATTATGAAGTCGCAGAGGCAGCGGAGAAATTTCCTTTGTCGGAGATTGATATCTATATGATTGTTGTCGATGAGCCTTTTGAATTCGTTCTGAAGAATTTGCCGGGAGATATGCAACTCGACCTTGCGCCGATGCTTGTGGTTAATCATACGGGGCTTGTTATGACAGAGGATCAAATTATTGCAAACAACAAGGATTGAAAAATGAGAACATTAAGAAGAAGGGCGGGAGAAGAAATGGAATGTCTGCAAGCGACGAGTAAGACTTATTCTCATGTTAATTCTATTCTCTTCTGTCCGCAATGCGAAACGATTTTTCATCCGACCATATTTATGCGGGATTGTCCGTGTTGCGCTAATAGATCAACGGTTTCTTTCTTCCGCAGAAATATTGTCCGGAAGGAGGCTCATGATGAAAGTGCTATTGATAGGAATCGTCGTCTGTTGTATCGCTTTTCAGTTGGTCATGTTGATGGAGAAGATTGCGCCTGTGCAGTCTGTGAGTCACGACGAAATAAAATTCTCATCGACAACAATACCGAAGCCCAGCCAGAAAATCTTATCGTCGGTGAATATGGCGTCTTCTCTGACTGGACTATCAAATCGGTTTTTGGTGGCTTTGATGTTTTCCGAAAGCTCTTTCAACCAACGGGCGGTTTCTTCAAAGTCTTATCATGGCCTGATGCAGATTCGTTGGCCGATATACGATCCAGATGTAAACGTGCTTTCCGGCGCCAAGACGTTCGTGGATAAGCTCAAGCAAACAGATGGTGATTATCTCAAGGCAATATGTCTTTACAAGGGATGGCCGGAAAGCAGCAGGGAAGGTCAACAGCAGGCAAGAAAAGTAATGATTCTGGCAAGAACAATTCAGATGTAGCCCTCGCGAGGGCGTAGGAATGGGAGGAACCGTGCGGCTCACCCGAAAGGGCGTCGAAAGTTCTTACCGGCCTCCCGTTCCACCTAAAATTCAAGCCGAGAAGGAGTGGAGAAAATGAGTAGGGCGTGGTGCAAAGAATGTGGAAGATGGTTGAAGCCGACGAGAGGGATTGGTTTTAGCGGGGGCCTGGCAATATTTGTTTTGGCTTGGCTTACTTGTGGTCTTGCGTTTCTCGCTTTGCTTTTGATGCCAAAGAGATGTTCGTACTGCGGATCACGCAAACTTTCGTATAACTTCAAGCCGAAAATTTCTCCTATTCACTCATATCCTGAATTGACAAGAAAGAGAGGTAAAAAATGAAAGATGACATAGCAGCAGAGCAGGAAACAGTGACGGAGAATCTCAAAGGCAAGATGAGGATCAGTCGTCTCGTTCGTTTCGGTTGCTGGCTCAAGCAGGAATGGCAGGATCTTCACATAAGTTTTCACAAGTGGAGCTTTCGGATGCTGGTCATGTTTCTTTGCGGGATTGCAGCGGGTCTTTATATCTCAATGAAGATATGGGACTGGCGCATGGATCAAGCGGTGAGACTCAAGGGCGTCGTTATTTCGCAGGTCGTTTACGATCTCAAGGAAAGACCGTGAAGATTAAAAGGCCAAAAGGCAATGGGTCTTTGAGGAAAGTAAAATTGAACAGGAGATAAAATGAAGAAAGTAATTGTTACCGAAAGAATCCCTATAAAAATGTGGCTGGGTGATATTGAACAAGGAGCATTAAACCAAGGTTTGAATCTTGCCAATCTACCTTTTGCCTTCAAGCACATTGCCATCATGCCGGATGCCCATCAGGGCTATGGAATGCCCATTGGAGGTGTTCTGGCGACTCGCAGGGCGGTTATCCCAAACGCCGTGGGCGTTGACATTGGCTGTGGTATGTGCGCGGTAAGGACTGACTTAACAGACATCAGCCAGGAAACACTCAAGAAAATAATGGAGAGAATCCGCGAAGCTGTCCCGGTCGGTTTTAAACACCATGCAGAACCACAAGAAAACGACTTTTACCTTCCCGGTCAGTTCGGCCCGATTATCGCCCAGGAAGAAGGGAACATTGACTACCAGATAGGAACTCTTGGTGGTGGAAACCATTTCATTGAAATTCAGAAAGGTTCTGATGGGAATTTTTGGATTATGATTCATTCCGGAAGCCGCAACCTTGGCAAGAAGGTGGCTGATTTCTACAACAAGATAGCTGTTAAGCTGAACGAACAGTGGCATTCTTCAGTTCCTAAGCAATGGGAGCTTGCCTTTCTGCCGATGGATACGCCGGAATACAAGGGATACCTTCAGGATATGCAGATATGTGTGGACTTTGCCCTTGCAAACCGGAAACTCATGATGGACAGAATAACGGCGATATTTTATACTGAAACACTTTGCGATTTCGAGTCGATGATTAATATTGCTCACAACTATGCAAAGATGGAAAATCATTTTGGAGAGAATGTGCTCGTACACAGGAAGGGTGCTACATCAGCAAAGGTCGGGCAGATAGGAATCATACCAGGATCACAGGGGACAAAGAGCTACGTCGTAGAAGGCATGGGAAATCCAGAAAGTTTTCAAAGCTGTTCGCATGGAGCCGGAAGGTGCATGGGAAGAAAAGATGCCACCAGAAGGCTTGATCTTAAGACAGAAATCAAGAGACTTGACGATCAGGGCATTATTCATGGCATCAGAAATATAGACGATCTCGACGAGGCGGCGGGGGCATATAAGGATATTGCCGTTGTCATGGAAAATCAGAAGGATCTCGTTAAGATTCTTGTTGAACTTAAACCGGTGGCTGTTATTAAAGGATAATAAAAGGTGATATAAATGGATCATGAATCCACCAGAAAGAGATTCGAGGAAATTATTTTCGCGGACTATTTCATTAGAGGTATAAACTTTAATGGCGGCGGGCAGTTCGCTGAGGTCAAACACAAATTGCATAAAGATGAGTTGTGTGAACGTGAAGGAGAGTCTTATAAGAGAGAAGAAGTCTCCGCCATGTGGCACGGCTGGAAGCTTGCAATGAAAGTAAAAGGTGAAGGCAGGAATGGCTGGGTTGTAGAAAATGGTCAATCGGGTTCAGATTTGCGATACAGAAGCATGAAGTTCGGCCAAGTTTTCTGGACGGATAAAATCAAAGAAGCTCTTCGATTCTTTCGTAGAGAAGATGCTGAAATGTTTTCTGAAGAAGATGAGGATGCCTGGAGAATTGTGGAGGTGAAGGAATGAAAAAGCAACGTAAGTATTTTCTTGTCGCAGTTGACCTCCCGGAAGATATGACTATTCCAGAAATGGCCGATTACATCAGAGAGGCGGTTGAGACATGGGGAGGACAGTATTCGCCTGATGATGTTCGTTCCGATGAAAAGAATACGACCGTGAGGCCGACACAGACTCCCTCGACTATAGTAAGGCAATCACGATGACAGCCCTCGCAAAGCTCAAGGAGCTAATTGTCATGCTTCAGTCTGCCGCAGAGCAGCATGAAGACGACCTTATCAGCGGCAAGGAGATGCAGCAGAAAGCCCAAAAGTATGTTCGGGACTATCTCGCCGACAAAGAGGTTGGCAATACAATTCGAATTCTGCCGTTTGGTTTGCACAGAGGAAAGAAGATTACTGAAATCGAAACTGATTATCTCAAGTGGTTGATGGATCAGGAATGGTTCGAAGAGAAGCAAAAGGATATCTATAACGATGTCAAAGAAGAACTTGAAGGGAGAGAATAGATGAACGGTTGGATTGGTGTTGATTTGGACGGGACTCTTGCTCTGTATGATCATTGGCGTGGAGCGGATAATATCGGCGAGGCAATTCCCGCAATGCTGGTCAGAGTGAAGGACTGGATTGCAGAAGGCCGAACTGTGAAAATATTCACGGCGAGAGCTTGTGAGCCGGAACAAATTCCTTACGTCGAAAAATGGCTTGAAGAGAACGGCATCGGCGGTCTTGAAGTGACTTGTTCAAAAGACTTCGGGATGTTTGAATTATGGGACGACAGAAGCGTTCGCGTTATTGCGAATACAGGTTGTCCTTGTTGCTCAGATCATCAGGTAAGATCGACTTCTGATAACGGATAGGAAGGGACGGTAAAATGTCGGATCAGGAAAAAGAATTCGATAAGTCCAAGGGCGCAAAGTTTGACGTCGGAAAGCAAGGCTGGTATCCGATGCCTTTGGTCATTCTCGAGCCTCTTGCAGATGTATTTTTGGCTGGAGAAAAGAAGTATGAGTGCTTCAATTGCTTGAAGCCGTTTGAAGATTCAGACCGAAGATTTTGGGATGCAACAATGCGGCACCTTGCGGCGTGTCAGATAGATCCTTTATCGAAAGATACAGAGACAGGATGTTATCATGCGGCGCAGGTAGCGTTCAATATCCTTTTGCGGCTTCATAGTGCTTTAAGGATAAAGGAGGAAAAATGAACCAACTTAACCAACTTAACTATGCAAGCCTTGAAGCAAGCAAGAGGCTGTTTGATGCAGGTATTGCACTGGAGACGGAGGCGATACATAGAGTATATGCAAATGGCAGCTCTCGACTTATGATGAAAGATATATCGGCCTGCTCCTGGGAGGGAGACATTCCCGCCCCTTCAATGGCCGAAGTGTGGAGGGAGTTGCCGGAGTGTTACTATACAACTGCATCACAGTCAGAACTACATTTTAACATGACAAAAACTCATTGTGGATACACTGGCGAAAAGGGTGATGGATTTATGATTCCATATACCAACCACACTGACGCCCTTATCGACCTTCTCATCTGGATAAGAAAGGAGAAGCCATGACAACCTACACCATGACCGAAGACCAAAAGAAGATGCTCACTGAGAAGTTGTTGGGTGAGTGCTGGCATGAATACTCAGACCAATTTGGAAGTGATAATATACTATGTAGAAAGTGTGGGATATTTGCAATTAGGCACACCTTCACTACCGTGCAGGATGCCCACGATGTAATGAAGGTGTTGGTGGAAAAGGGGGAGTGGGATAGTTTTAGCCTATTTGCTCTTACTGAATGGTGGAATGAAGATGGCGGGAATGACTGGCCGACTCCTTCTCCTAAAGAAATGCGGAAGGATTTTATTCCGTGGCTCTTCATCAACCCCGCCCGCTTCTGCTGGCTGGCAGCGAAATACTTGGAGGAAAGCAATGCCGTTTGATGCTTATGACTATTACGGGCTAACAATCGAAGCCATCGCCTCCTGTGCCCTTGAAGGCAACTCGGAAGCGATCAGGATACTGAAGTTGCAGAAAACCGATCACGATCAGTTCCTTATTGAAGTCAAGAAGATTATGAAAAGAACGAAAGGAGAATAGAATGCTTTATTTTTCATATGATCCAAACGGATTAGGTCTTTCCTATCACGATTCGGCAGACGAGGCAAAGGCAGCCGCCGAAAATGCGATTGAACAGGAAAGGGAAAATTGTGACGATGATCCAGGATGGTCAGAAAATGTAAATGAAATTTGCTGGGGAATAGTTCAGGAAGTAGCAACAGAGGGTGAGCGCAAGCCTGACGAAACAGGAAAACATGATTATATCGTTGATTACACTTTGAAGGAAGCGTGATAATTTGCGGGGTGTGGCGGAGTCTGGTACCGCACTGGCTTTGGGAGCCGGCTATCGCAGGTTCAAATCCCACCATCCCGACCATAAAAAAGAGGTTTAAAGAAATGAGCAATGAAATTTGTCCGACTTGCGGAAGATCATTAAACAACAATGTTCCAAAGAGAATATGTTTTCTTTGCGGAAAGCAAATAACAAGACATCATAAATGGCAGATAGTAGACAGTAAAATTCAACATCGTTGTTGTGATAATCCAGGTAATTACCCAAAAGGAGAAATGAAATGCGACTTGTAAAAGCAAGTTATCAGATTATGGCGATGTCGGGCTTCCCGGAGCTTCCTTACAGCTATGCAGATTCGGACAGGCTCATTGAAGCGGCAGGCAGAACTTGTTACAAATCCGAAGACAAGATTACGGAAACATCTGCAAAGCCTTTTGTCGAAATGCTTGAGAAGCGAACGCACTTCGCCATGATTGAACATTCATGGGAAGTGCGGTTATATTTTGGGGCTGAATTGCCAAAATATCCTTCTCCGTTCTTGAGATCATTTTCTTTTTACGGCGATTCTATCGTCGTTGGAAATAGAACGGCTTTTACCGAGGTTGAGCAGAGAGAAGACTTGCCCAAAGGGAATTATTGGCTTTGGTCCGAATCGGCAATTCGTGCTTTTTCGGAACATTACAGCCATCATTTGATTTTGGCCATGACAGTGAAATTCATCACGGATCGTGGTGTTTCTCACGAACTTGTCCGGCATCGTCCTTGCTCCTTCGCCCAGGAAAGTACCCGATATTGTAATTATAAGGACGGTGTTGCTTTCATCATTCCTCCATGGTTGGATTTGCCTGAAGGTGAATTCAATAATCAGGATTTGATTGAGTTCAAGGCGCAAAGGCATCTTAACGATATTGAACGGCGATGGCTTGCAAATCGTTTTCGAGACGAAGAGAATTATGTCGATATGTTGAAATTCGGCTGGAAGTCAGAGCAAGCAAGAGGCGAGCTTCCAACCTGCTTAAAAACAGAGATATGGGTAACTGCACCTGTCTCTCAATGGCGCTATATGTTCTATCGCAGAGACGACAAAGCGGTCCATGAGCAGATGCGAGAATTGATGAATCCTCTTCATGAGGAAGTCAAAGAGAAGTATCCTGTTTACTTTGGAGGATAGAATGAAACGGCTTCGTTTTATTTATGGGTGGTTATTTGTTCGTCCTCGCCGCTGGTTATTCTGGAAGATGCTTGCAAAGGGATCATTTGGTTTGAGATTGCTTCCGCATAAAGAGGAATATTTCGGATGGAAGTGGCCAAATCTTCACTGGTGGGTTCTCTATAAAACCATATTCAGATTTTGCACGTGGCTCCATTATGATTCATGGAGACTATTCTGCGATTGGACAGGCGGATATCGGTGTTCATTCCCCTTGATTGCAAGGATGATTAAAAAAATAGGAACAACAACTGCGGGATTCGCAATCAGTGGTGGAGAGTGTTTTCATTGCGGAAGTGAGGCAGGAAATCCGGTTAATCTTGCTGACGATGAAACAACAGGAACAACCTTTATTCTGGAAAGAGTATGGACAATAGATACACCCGACGGAACCGATCATAGATTTTGCGGAACGACAATTTGCCCGAAGTGTGGATACAAAGATTACTACGAGGATGGTTCATTATGAAATCTATAGACGAAAAAAGAGGGGTTGCTAAAAAAACCGAGCAATATTTCAAGGAATTGCGATTTGATGAGAAACATCATCTTGGCCTTGGCGATATAAGGCTTACTGTTGCTCAACAAGAAGAGATTGTGAAATTGGCAGAAGAAAAAATTTGCCAAGGCATTTTCTTCCGGGGTTCCGTCTCCAAGTATTATAGCGGCCTCAAGATTGCTTATCATCAAGAACTGAAATTGCTCAAGAGAAAGAGTTGCTCCGGTTGTCCTGAATGCGCTTGGATTTGGGATGACCTTGCGATGTCAATGGATAATTTTATCTGGCCGAAAGTGATAAAGCACGGCGCTTTATATTCTATAAGGATTACGAATAAACATCGTGATTGGGAATCAGGAATAGTTGACGACTATGATATTGAGATTTTGGAAGTTAAATGAGAAGCTCGGAAGAAGATAAGATGAAGAGAGAAATAGAACGCCTGAAAAAGAAACACTCTGTCATGATTGATTTTATGAATCAATCCAACGGTTTTATCGGTTTTGTGGAGTTGTCACTTGCAGATTTTCCTCGATTAAGGATTGATTTGGCTTTGGAAGATCGAGTGATATATCAGTGTTTTGGAGATAATAAATATCATCTTCATCCAGAATTTGAAAAGACGACAACATCAGAAATCAAAAAGGTTGTTGAGGTCAAAGAAGATTTTAAAAGAAGCATCGAGTTCTGATAAGAAATTTGTTTTTGTTAAGATAACAATATTATAAAGTAATCTCGTAAAAGAGAAGGTCTTGGATAGAGAAAACATTATGGCTATTTTGATTAGCATGAACAACAGGGAAAGAATCGAACAGGAAAGACTTGCTTCAAGACGCCGACAAATTTTAATGTGGGTGTTTATCGATCTTTGGTACTCAGAAGGAGTATTGAATTGAAAACTGCGATTGTTATTGCTGCTATCAGTCTTGGTCTCTCCTTGTTTGTTTTGATAGCCCTGGTGTTTTCTATTATGAGGATTGATCTTATCATCAAGAAAGGACCAAAGAATTGAAGACATCCTATTTTGGTAAATCTGGTCAACATCCAAACGCTGTTTCCATTGCAGCGATCACCCCTTCTTGGTTCCGTAAAAGAATCTATAAGAAATTTGCTCCGCCATGGAATCTGGTAAAGAGATATAAGGACGGGCAAGTAACCGAAGAGCAGTACAAAAGAACCTATCAGAAAGAGATTCTCAGCAAGCTTGATCCGAAGCAGGTTGCAGAAGAACTTGGCCAAGAGGCAATATTGCTTTGCTATGAGAAGAGCGGCCAGTTCTGTCATAGACATCTGGTTGCGGACTGGTTCCAAAGGGCAGGGATAAAGGTAGAGGAGATTTAAAATGAAAACACTCCAAGAAAGATTCGACAAAATCTCTCCGGACAAAAGAGGCCTGATCTGGGGAATAGAATTCAATGCAAATGACAAGGATGCAGAAAACGCGGCTTTTCTGAAGCTGATTATGGATTGCAGTATAAAGCCGCCTTATCTCGAAGAACTGGTATCAGCAATAAAAGATGAATGCGTTTGGGCTATCGAACCATGCAAAGAAGGCAAAATGATTCTCTGGGCAATCATGAAATATACACCAGAACTGAACGCCTTGCTCCAAGAAGTATATGAAAGAAATCTTCTGAAAAAAGCAAAGAATATTATGTATGAATTCAATCAAACAATCCCATCGCTGAAAGCCCTGCAAGAAGATATCAAATTGCTTATCCAGATAAAGGACGGCACTTTCTGGAACAGAGAGAATGCAATTGATTTCGAAGTTCTCAAACACGAAGTGCAACAAGGAAGAACCCCAATTTACTAACATATTCCTCAGAGGGCAAATAAAATGTCCATCAAAATAAACATAAAGCAGTTGAAAAGACCCTGGGCTGATTGTATCACCTGTCGAGATATCTATTACAAGGCACAAAGGCAGAGAAAGACTGGCAAACAGATCAAGAAGGCCGAATTCCATATGGAGTTCATCAGAGAAAAACACAAGATAATGGTGCTCCATTTCTGTAAAGAGCACTTAAAGGATTTCGAAGAAGAAGTCAAAAAGGCATTAATGGGATTTATCGATCTGGTGGAAGTGATGCCAGAAGACGATAATGATGAATTTCAGAAAGAGATAGAGAAAGTTTTCACAGTAAAGAATCCATAAAAGAGGCAGCAAAATGGTCAAGCTAAACAGAAGAACAGAAACAAAGAAGGAGAAAAGGTCTTATCCAAAAGGGGTAAAGAGACCTACAAAACTCCCCAGTAAAGCAGGCAAGAGAGGGAATAAGAATGGAAGACCAAGAGCCTATTCAGAAGCTCTGGCCAAGAAGATATGCGATAAGATGGCAGGAGGTAAAACTCTCAGCAAAATCTGTAAGTTAGCAAAGATGCCTGCATATCAGACAGTAATAGACTGGACAAATCAATATCCAGAGTTTAAATTATTGTATCAAGAGGCCAAAGATAAACAGATGGATGCCTGGGCCGAACAGATAGTGGATCTGTCTGATGATTCTATTATGCATCCGGCAGCAACAGGTAAGGCGAAACTCCAAGTAGACACCAGGAAGTGGTTAATGAGTAAGTTGAAGTCAAAGAGATATGGTGACAAGACAATTCTGACAGGAGAAGATGGCGGTCCAGTCAAGTTCATTGTGGAGTATGAGGATAAACCACAAGTGGACGAATCCGACCTGACGCCTGACGGAGAGAAGGAATAGAGATAATGTCGGAAGAATATCGAATTCGTCTGCCGCGTCCGACAGAGAAACAAAAGCAGTTTATCAATAGTAAGGCAAAGCGCAAAATGGTAAAGGCCGGTCGTCGGGGAGGGAAGACGGTCGGTGTTGGTATCTTTGGAACAGAGGAGTTCCTCGCAGGAAAAAGGGTTCTCTATGCGGCACCAACGTCAGAACAGATTGGAAGATTCTGGGCCGTAGTCACCAGAGCATTGTATGAGCCAGTTAAAGCGAAGAAGCTTTACAAGAATGAATCAGAGCATTACATCGAAGTTCCTGGTACAGAAAATCGCATAAAAGCAAAGACAGCATGGAACGCGGATAGTCTTCGAGGAGATTACGCCGATGTTATTATCTTCGATGAATTCCAGCTTATGAATGAAGACGCTTGGAATCTTGTTGGCGCTCCTATGATGTTGGATACCAATGGTGATGCAATATTCATTTACACCCCTCCAAGCTTACGGACGAGATCGGTCAGCAAGGCAAATGATCTGCAACATGCTGCAAAGATGTTCGCCAAGATGAAAGAACAGCAGAAGACAAATCCAAAAAGATATGAAACCTTCCATTTTACTTCAATGGATAATCCCCATTTAAGCAGAGGGGCATTGAAAGAGATAACAGGCGATATGTCCAGTATTGCTTATCGAATGGAGATCCTTGCGGAAGATGTGAATGAAGTCCCTGGTGCGTTATGGAAAAGGGATGTTATCCAAGCAACAAGGGTTTATACTTTGCCTGATAAGTTGGAGAAGATTGTTGTTGCTGTCGATCCTTCAGCAAGTTCAACTGGGGATGAGTGCGGTGTGATTACAACTGGTCGATTGCAGAAGCATGGATATGTTCTGCGGGACGATAGCGTGCAAGGGCCCCCTTTGAAATGGGCACAAGCAGCTATTGCAGCGTTCTATCAGGCGGGAGCGATGTATATAGTGGCAGAGAAGAACAACGGGGGAGAAATGATTTTGAATGTTATTGCCCAGGTTGACAATCAGGTAAAGGTCAAGTTGGTGCATGCTTCTAAATCAAAAAGGACAAGGGCGGAACCTGTCTCTGTTATTTACGAACAAGGACGGATTCATCATCTGGGAGAGTTCCCCCGATTGGAAGATGAAATGTGCTTATGGACTCCAGGAGATCCTTCCCCAAATAGAATGGATGCTTTGGTCTGGGGTTTTACTGAGCTTGATCTTGCCGGGTCGATTGATTGGACAAAGGTGGTTGGATAATAATTCCTGGATTCCTTTAAAGCAGTGTATAAGTGTATAATAGAAGTAAGGAGGAAGACAAATGGCATTATGTAGCTTGTGTGGCGGTGAGGGATGTAATAAATATGATGGCTTGGATTTTTCTGCGATGGTTGTGAGTTGCCGCGCGAAGAAACGGAATCTGGATTCTGCAAAGAGTGCGAAGCAGATGCAGCAGAGGTCAAAGAACAGATGTAATCAGGAAAGGAGGCATCATGTTGTTGCAAATGCACCATCAGTTTATTGACGGATCAACGAGGATGATGGAGCAAAAGGAATTTAATGTAGTCTTTCCTCCAACAGAATCTTTTCCCGGAAGCGTCAAAGACTGGATAAGGACAACCAAAGAGCAACATGAGACTTTTCAAGATTGTCTTAGAAAATGGGTTAAGGAAGTCAAAGAGAAATATCCGTTGCCTGAGAAAACAATCTGGTTGATGAAAGAAGTAGAGCCATGCGATAGCTGCTTAGGCTCTGGTGAGATTGTCTACGGCAGTGATACAGAGGCAGGCCGAGAAGTTGTCAAGTGCGATTGTTCTCAAGGATATAAAGCTTTTGCAAAGACATTCTATCCGAAAGGAGAATGAGCCATGGTCGAAAACAATATTGGTCCAAACAAAAAGAAGCTTATCTTCCAAAAAATGGCATTGGATGCAATTCCTCCGAGGGATTGCAATGTAACATTCTTGGCATCTTTCAAAGCAGGAATGGAATTCCTTTCAGATAAGAACAAGATTTCTGAAAGCTTCCGAGAAGCTTTGAAATGGTTCGATGAAAGAATTGCTTTACTGAGGAGTTGCCCACAACCAAATCCATGGTCAAATTCAACCGATGAAGAAATTGCTGGTGAGATCTTGCGGAGGGTTGAAGCCAATGTCAGGGAAAAGAAAGCAGAAGCCAAAGAACAGACAATGCAGCGGAAAGATAAAGTATAGTTCCAAAGCAATGGCGAAAGCGGCAGCGATAAGACATATGCTGGCATTCAAAGAAATCATGAACGCTTATTATTGTTCTCTTTGTGGCAAGTATCATATTGGTCATGCCGCACATAGAAGTAGGCGCCAGAGCTTTGCAATAGGAGATTCAAGATGAAGATCCTTACAATTTTTCTTTTCGTTCTTATTGTTTTTGCGTTAGTCTGGACATCGAAGTTTTCTTTTGTCCCGGCGATTCCGTAATCGACTTATTGAAAGGATAGAAGCAATGGGCGTAGGCATGCCAGCAGCTTTATGGCTTGATGAGTTTGGATCACAAGTGTGGAACGCATTTGGCCAGCCCTGTTATCTGGTGGGGTCGGCGTTAACACATAAAACTTATCGTGATGTTGACGTCCGACTTCTCCTTGATGACGGAGAATGGGAAAAGCAAGGATTTGGAGATCCGAGAAGAATTCATAGTAATGGTAAGTGGGTTTCTCTTTGTCTTGCTTATTCGGCGTTGGGAAAGCAGATGACTGGCCTGAATATTGATTTTCAGATTCAGAAGGCGAGCGACGCTAATAAAGTCTATGCCGATACAAAATTATTTCCGAGATCATGCTTGGGAATGGTTTCTTTGAGAATGCCAAGGTGTTGTCATAGCAATGCAGGCGAGGAGGAATAGAAATGTTGCTCAGAGATAAAGTGAAAGCAATGCCAGGAAGTAAGTATATGCAAACAAAAGACGCTGGAGAGTTAGAGAAGATCGACTTCCAGCATATCCCTATCATAATCGAGCAACCAGTCGGTAGCATCAGAGAAGGAACAAAGCCAGACGGAACGCATTGGCAGACGAAGTTCCTTTATCCTTATGGCTATATTGAAGGAACGCAAGGAGCCGACAGCGACGGGATAGACGTGTTCATTGGCCCGAATGCAGAAGCGGATAAAGTCTTCACGATAAAGCAGGTGCAAGGCAATCGATTTGACGAAGACAAAGTCATGCTCGGCTTTGATACGGAAGAAGCGGCGAGAGATGCTTATCTCGCTCATTACAACACCCAGGAGCATCTTGGCATAATCATAATCGAGCCTGTCGAGGAGTTCCGAGAGAAGATGAATTATTATGTCTTTCTTGGGGAGAATCAGAAAGAAAGGCCGTCGTAATGGAAGAAAATATGATAGCTCTTGACTGGGTCGATTGGCTAACGATTGTTTTATCCATATTGTCCATTTTGCATGTCATCAGCCTGCATCTTTTCAAGAATTATAAAAAGATAGAGATGCAAAGGCCTCCAAGAATATTAAAATATATGTTTTTAGATTGACGATTCCCCGTTATTATTGTCAATAAGAATAACTCCTGACACTAAAAAATAATGGGGATTTGTCAATGGCGAATCATAGAAAGAAAAAAGCGGCAGTAATCAAACCTACCGGCAAGAACATCGTAACGGCTCAAGCGACCTCAGATAGTTTCGTCAATCTCGTTGCAAAACTCGGCATCCAGGCAGACAATCAAAGTTCCAATTCCTATTACGCGCTCGGACCTTTCCTTAGCAGAGACAGATTGCAGCTTGAAGCAGCCTACAGGAGCAGTTGGCTTGTTGGTGCGGCTGTTGATAGTATTGCTGAGGACATGACGCGAGCGGGTGTGACCTTTCACACTCAGATGGATCCTGGCAGTGTCCAAAAGATGAATGTTGCTTTGAGCACATTTGGAATTTGGAGCAACATATGCAGTGGAATCAAGTGGGCAAGACTTTACGGCGGAGCGGTTGCAATTATCCTGGTTGATGGCGCCGATTATACAAAGCCTTTGAACATTGAAGCAATTGGAAAAGATAAGTTCAAAGGCTTGGTCGTGATGGACAGATGGATGGTCCAGCCAAGCTTTGGCGAGCTTATTACCGATATTTGTCAAGATATCGGCAAGCCAAAGTTCTACGAAGTCCTTCCTGGCGTTTCCACTTTTCCTGCAATGAAAATTCACTACACGAGGGTTATGAGATTTGACGGGATTGAATTGCCGTACTATCAGAAGCTGTTCGAGAATCTCTGGGGCTTGTCTGTGGTAGAAAGAATCTATGACAGGCTTCTTGCGTTTGATAGCTCTACCACTGGTGCGGCGCAGTTGTTATATAGAGCCCATTTGAGAGTCGTGCAGATAGACGGTCTGAGAGAAGCTCTTGCCGCAGGAGGCAAAACAGAAGCGGCAGTGTTGAAGATGTTCCAGTATATTCGTCAACTCCAGTCAATGGAAGGAATCACCTTATTGGATGGGAAAGATCAGTTCACTACTCACCAATACACCTTTGGCGGGGTCAGTGATATTCTCATCCAGTTTGGCCAGCAGATATCTGGAGCAACAGGAATCCCGTTGGTGAGATTGTTCGGACAAAGTCCCGCAGGATTATCTTCAACAGGGGAAAGCGACCTTAGGAACTATTACGACAATATCAATCGACTCCAGGAGAATCAATTAAGGCCAGAGCTTGATAAGCTCTTTGCTATTATTGCTCGCTCCAAAGGTTTGAAAATGCCTTCGGACTTAGAGTTCCTATTCAATCCTCTCTGGCAGTTGAGCGATACAGAAAAATCAACCATTGCAGCAAACGATTCAGGTACAATATCGGGAGCGGAGTCGACGGGTCTTATCAAGAAGTCAACAGCCCTGAAAGAATTACGACAACTCAGTCGCGTTACCGGAAGGTTTACAAACATCACTGACGAAGATATCGAAGACGCAGAGAATGAGCCGCCTCCTGCTATGCCTGGAATGGAAGGACAACAACCTCCTTCCCCGCCCAATAAACCAGAAGAAGGGGATCCAAATGCGAGTCTTGGCGCGGATGATCCTAAATTGACAGAAAGCAAAGAGCAAGCGAAGGTAGAGAAAAATCCTGAAGGCAAATCTATTGACAAGCGAAGTAGGGTCCGCGATGTTTTCAAGAAGTTTCTTGATATTCGCAGAAGGGTCTGGGATGCCTTCAAAGAAGAGGAACATCCAAGAGAAGAGACAGGGAAATTTACATCCAAGGGTGGTGGGGTTGGAAAGAAACAAGAAGAATCCGAATCGAAACCAAAAGGTTCCAAACAGCCACAGACAGATGACGAAAAGAATCTTTATTCCCATATAAAGCAGGTTTCAGATTTTTATCAAAAGAATACAGGAGGAGCCGGAGGCAAAAGAGTTTACGACAATACATATGATCTTGTATCAAAAGAAGGCAAGTTCTTTAAGCCTGCCCCGCTTCCGAAAGATGTTAAGAAGGGCAAGATGAAGGGGTGCTACCGGAATGCGGCACTGCTTGCGATGGAAAATGATAACTATACCTATTGCGAAGGCATTGCTTATTCCAAGGCCATTAACGGCTTTCCTTTTAATCACGCCTTTTGCATTGATAAAGAGGGCAATGTGGTCGATCCGACATGGAAAGACGGAACCGCTTATTTTGGTGTTCCTTTTAGCACGGATTTCCTGAGAAAGACCATTGTTGAAACAGGAATATGGGGCTTGATTCCCGACTATCCTTCGGAGAAATATAATCCTTTTGAAGCTGGTTTTCCAAAAGGAGCGATTGTTGATGAGGATGAGGAAGACGATGAAGGGACAAAAGATAGTAATTCGTTGAGCAAAGAAGAGCTTGAGAAGATAAAAGATCCAGAATTCGACGAAGAACATTATCATCATGTGACTGATGATTTTAAGGAATCCGAGCATCCTCGCGGTCAGCCTGAGAATGCTGGTCAGTTCACAAGTAAGGGTGGCGGAACGATTTCAAGCAAGAAAGAATCAAAGCCAGCCAAAGGTATGACTCCTCTGAAAGAAGGAAAAGCTCCAGTGCATATTGCAAAGCTCAAGATCCCGCCAGCCTGGACAGACATAACTTATAATCCTGATCCTAAAGCTGAACTGCTTGTAAAGGGCAAAGACGCTGCCGGCAGAACACAATATGTCTACAGCGAAAAGCATTGGGCAAAAGCAGCATCAAAGAAGTTTGGTCGCATAGAAGAGTTAAACAAGAAGTTCGACTCGATCATGAAAGAGAACGACAAAGCCTTGAAGCAAAAGAAGGAAGAGGCATTGGTTCTCAGTCTCATTATGCAGACCGGCATTCGTCCAGGTAGCTCCGATGAAATCAAAGGCAAAGTAAAAGCTTACGGGGCGACAACGCTTGAAGGTCAGCATGTAGAAGCAACGGCAGAAGAGGTCTTTTTGCACTTTATCGGCAAGAAGGGTGTTGAAAACAAGATCCCGATAGAGGATAAGACGACAGCGAAGATTCTTGTTGAACGGGCAAAGAAGGCAGGTAAGAATGGAAAGCTTTTTGATACCGACGGAGGTTCACTGTTGAAATACACCGCGTCTCTTGATGGCGGCAAGTTTAAGACAAAAGATTTCAGAACATTGCTTGGAACAAAAACAGCCAAGCAGCTTATTGACGGAATGGAAGCGCCAAAGAATGAAAAGGAATACAAAAAACAGGTGAAGAGCGTAGCCAAGCAAGTTGCCGAAAGATTGGGGAACACCCCGTCAGTCGCACTTAAATCCTATATCTCGCCTGTTGTGTTTTCTGCATGGAGGATTAGCGAATGAGTGATTACATAGAAGATCTGCCACAAGCAAACTTTGGCGAAGTGTCAGGAGAGCCGATAGACTGGCGCACAGATTCGGTCGAAGAGGACGACACAGACGAGGACCTTCCCGCAAGCGAGGAGATTATTACAATGCTCGGTTTCGATCCCGATAAAGAAGACTGGGATGAAGAGGAAGGAGGTTCAGAATGAAGAAAATACTATTCGTGTTTTTGTTTGTCTTGCTGTTCTGCTCTTTTTGCTATGGGGCAGAGTCTTATAACAATTATAACCCTACTGCCGACAAGATTCTACAGCCTGATGGGAGTATAGTAAGCATTATCAGTGGAACAACTGTTGCCCCTGCGAATGCAACAAGAGCAAATCAATATTTGACCATGCCTTTGAGTGCTGCAAAGTATCTCATGCCTGACGGTTCCATTGTGAATGGAGTTCCGATAACAACGACAATCACAGGGACAGCAACAGAGAACTATTGTGTAAAGGTCAATGCTTCGGGCGGTCTTGTTTATGGCAGTTGTGTTGCCACCCCGCCTCCGAAACCGTCGCTGGCGTGACTGAATACTGCACTGATGCTGAAGCCGTTGCCGGAACAGCGACTAATTGCGCTATGACTCCCGCGAATACGGCAGCGGCGGAAGCGCCAGTGGTTTCGATCTCTACAGGGCAAGTGATTCTCTATTTTGCAGGGGGTACGATTACGATTCTCTTTATGGTTGTCGGGTTCTTTTTTACCCGTACACTGAGACAGATAGACGGCAACCAGGGAAGAACTACACAGATACAGGATCGGCTCTTCGAAAAACTCGATACGCTATGTGAGGACTTTTACACTCTGAAGGGCGAACATAAGGCCCGGATTGATAATTATAAGTGCTGATGCAGTGGATTTACGTATGGCCCTGGTGCCTGCTCCGTGACTTGCCTTGCGATGGGTGCCGGGAGGGTGAATGTTGGGAGAGGTTGGAACGGGAAGGTGTAAAAAATGAAGAACGAGAAATGTCAGGAATTAATACAACTGAAAAAACGCGAGAGCGTAGAAAATAGGCAGGCAGGCCAGAAAGAGAGGCAGAGAGATGATATTAGGAATCAAGACGGATGACGGAAACGTAATGATCGATGGGTTCAACAGGTTGGAGCGGCGTGCAGGGACAGGTAAGCAAAGTTTTATGGCTGGTGGATGGCTGGATTACAGGCCAAAACAGAAGGCCGATCCGCAGGCATCAGAAAACGGAATCGAGATAGAACTTTTCAGGGACGATGTTTTTGTGATGGGGATATTCAGTTATCAGCCGGTGTTCGTCATGAACGACCGAGGGGAAACGGTAGAACGCATTTAACTTGGAAGAGGATAAAGAAGATTAAACACGGATTTGCTAAAGACTTCTTCGGGCGCTTTGGTAACGCAGTATGTATTTGCGGCAAGTCATTTATGCTTCACAGTCAATTACAAAAACATATTATAGAAGAGGAGGAGAAAATGTCTTACGAACTTAAAATGGATTGCCCAAGTTGTACTAAAAAGGGGGCGGAAATACTGGTTGGCAATTTGCCCTTAACAACTTTCTTAGAAAGCTGAGAGGATTAGGATAAGGTGGAGATTAGATGTATACGTTAACCTCAACTATAGACGCGAAGTCAAAAGCGCCTTTGATAATCAAACGAAGCAAGCCGGATTCTCCATTTCAAAAGAGCAAGAGAATCCAGCTTGACTACGAACGAGCATTAAGAAGCCTTTCAAGAGAAGTCAACAAGCTGATAAGAGGCTATGACCCCAAAGATGTTATCTCAGCAGAAGCTCTTAAAAGGGCGCTTAACAAATATAGTGAGATTATAAGCCCATGGGCATTGACTGTTGTGAACAAAGTTCTAAGAGAAGTCGACAAACAGGATATCAATGCCTGGAAGACCCATAGTCAGCGAATGAGCATCGCTATGAGAAGGGAAATTCTGAATGCCCCAACTGGCGAAGCTTTCCAAAAACTTATGAAAGAGAACGTAGATTTAATCACGTCTATCCCAAGAGAGGCCGCAGAGCGAGTGCATAATCTTGTCATTGAAAATCTCGCCACAAGCAAAAGAGCGACAGAGATAACAGAAGAGATTCTCAAGACGAAT